GAGTTTAGAGTAAGACTTAAAGATGAAATAACATCTGATGAAGGTCAAGTATTAGAAGTATACTTGGATCATCTTGGATATCCAACTGTTGGAGTAGGTCATTTAATTTTAGAAAGTGATGAAGAACATGGTATGGGTGTTGGAACACCTATAACACAAACTAGATGTGATGAACTATTATTTCACGATTTGAATACAGTATTAACAGAGTGTGAACAACGCTTTGGTGAAAGCTGGGTAGTCTGGCCAGAAGAAGTTAAATTGATTATAGCCAATATGGCTTTTAATCTTGGATTAACTAGATTGGTCAAGTTTCAAAAAATGTTTGCAGCCTTAAATAAAGGTGATTACAAACAAGCGTCCGTTGAAGGATTAGATTCTAAATGGGCTAAACAAGTCTATAACCGTGCAAAAAGATTAATGAATCGTTTGCGTGATATAGATGTAACTGATAAATAAAGGATATATTATGGAAATAGATAAACAATTTAGAGAAGCTCTTAAATTGAGATATCAAGGTGATGTAGCATCTGCAAAAGCTAACATAGCTGTCTACATGAAAAGTCCTGCTGGTGTCGCGGATCACCCTGATGTCATAGCAGCGATTGATGAACAACTAAATCTTCTAGTTACAGCCGAAGATAAATTGAAGGCCTTAGAAGAACATTTTGTGCCTGTAAGAGTTTGACGCGGATTAATATAATCCCTGTTGAAGAACTAACCGATCAACATTTAATTGCTGAGTATCGTGAGATATTCATGATCGGTTCTGCTCTTCAAAGATCACTTAAATCTAAAAATTGGAATCCTAGACGAATTCCTGAGAAATTTAGATTAGGCTCAGGTCATGTCATGTTCTTTTATGATAAAGGAAAATATCTTTTTAATAGATATGATGAAATCAGAAAAGAACTCAAAAAAAGAAATTTTAAATTAGATAATCATAGACATTTTAAAACTTCACAATTTCCAACAGAATATTTTAATGATTGGGAACCTTCAGACGAAGATCAGAAAATCATTAGAAAACGAATTGAAGAAAGAATACAACAGAAACCACAATGGTATAGACACTATGGCGTTTCGCTGTTATAATATATATTATGCACTACTACACAAACATTAAAAGATATAAAGATTTCATTCTGGCCAAAGGTGTTAAGAATGGTGAAAAGTATATCAAGAGATTGAAATACGAACCTACACTTTATATACCTACAAATAAACCAACAGCTCATAAATCAATTGCTGGTGAATATTTACAATCAAGAAAATTTAAATCTCCAAGTGACGCAAGACATTGGAAGAAACAATACGACAATACAGGTATTGATATTCATGGTCTTGAACAATGGGAGTATACTTACATAGCTGAGACATATCCTTCTGATATCGATTTTGATATTAAGAACATCAACATACTTAATATTGATATTGAGTGTGAGTGTGAAAATGGTTTTCCAGAACCAACAGAAGCCGAAGAAAGAGTTAACGCGATAACTATGAAACTCTTTGGTCATAAAGAAACTCATGTAATTGGTATTGATAATTTTGATTATAAAACAGATGATCCTAATGTTGTTTATCATAAGACAAGACATGAGAAAGAATTACTTTTGACTTTCATGAAAATATGGGACGAATTAGAACCTGATATTATTACAGGTTGGAATGTAGAAACTTTTGATATCGCTTATCTTGTTAATCGTATCTGGAAACTATTTGATTGGGATACAGTTAGGAAGTTATCGCCTCATGAATTAGTTACATCTAGAGAATGGATGTATATGGGTCAGAAGAAAATGATCTCATACAACATAGCTGGTATAGCAATTCTAGATTATCTAGAAATGTATAAGAAGTTTACATACATTACTAGAGAAACATATCGATTAGATCACATAGCCGAAGTTGAATTGGGTAAAAATAAAATTGATTACTCAGAGTTCGGAGCGATGCATCTATTCTACAGAAATGATTATCAGAAGTTCTTAGATTATAATATTAGAGATACAGAACTTGTTGAACAATTAGATGATAAATTACAACTCATGGAATTAGTTATAACAATGGCTTATCAAGCTAAGTGTAATTATGAAGATGTATTTGGTTCTGTTCGATATTGGGATTTAATTATCTATAACTTCTTAAAGAAACGAGGTATGGTGCCTCCACCTAAGAAGATGTCTCAAGATTCAAGAATTGTTGGAGCCTATGTAAAAGAGCCTCAAGTCGGACAACATAAATGGGTTATGTCATTTGATTTAAACAGTCTATATCCTCATTTGATTATGCAATATAATATGAGTCCTGATACATATCAGAAAAAGATATTCAGTCAAGAAATTAATGTGAAGAAGCTTCTAGAAGGTGAAGTTGATCTTAGTATGCTAACTAATACGACAGTTACACCTAATGGTGCATTGTTCAGAACAGACAAACAAGGTTTCTTACCTGAGCTTCTAGAAGAAATGTATGATCAAAGAGTTTTGTTCAAAAGAAAAATGATCGACAAACAAAAAGAATTAGAAACTATTGATAAACAAGATTTGGTGAAAAGAAAAAGATGTGAATACGATATCGTTAAGTATAACAACAATCAAATGGTTAGAAAGATTTCACTTAACAGTTGTTATGGAGCTTTAGGGAATCAGTATTTTAGATACTTTAATAGAGAGATAGCCGAAGGAATTACAACAGCAGGTCAGTTAAGTATCAAGTGGGTTGAGAAAGCTGTTAATGATTATCTTAATAAATTATTAGAGACTGATATAGATTATGTTGTCGCGATTGATACTGATTCAATTTATGTAACTTTTGAAAATTTAATTGATAGAGTTAATCCGAAAAATCCTGTAGAATTTCTAGACACTATTGCTAAAGAAAAAATAGAACCTATGATCAATACTTCATACGAAGAATTATCATCTTATATGAATGCTTATCAAAATAAGATGGAAATGGGTAGAGAAGTAATAGCCGATAAAGGTATCTGGACAGCAAAGAAAAGATATATTCTTAATGTTCATGATTCAGAAGGTGTTAGATTTAAAACACCTAAATTAAAAATGATGGGAATTGAGACAGCTAAATCTTCAACTCCTATGTGGTGTAGAAAGAAACTTGAAGAAGGTATTCGAACATTAATGAATGGAACAGAGAGTGATGTATGGGAGTTTATTACTGATGCTAGAAATGAGTTTACTAAATTACCAATAGAAGAAATATCATTTCCTAGAGGTGTTCAGAATGTTAAGAAATATTACAATGCTGCTTCGATTTATAACAAAGGAACACCAATTCATGTAAGAGGTTCATTACTTTACAATAACTTTTTATATAAATACAATATAGACAAGAAATATCCTGTAATACAGAATGGTGAGAAAGTGAAATTTTGTTATATGAAACTACCTAATATCATGAATGAAAATGTTATTTCATTTGTCTCAGCATTGCCTAAAGAATTTGAACTTGAACCGTATATTGATTATGATACTCAGTTCCAGAAAAGTTTTGTAGAACCTTTAGGTGTAATATTAAATAAAATCGGGTGGACAACTGAACCAGTTAGCACACTTGATTCATTTTTTGGGTAGAAGTTAATTGCCCAAAGGGGTAATTAATGTACGAATATAGAGTAAAAATTATCAAAGTGGTAGACGGTGATACAGTAGATGTCGATATCGATTTAGGATTCGGCGTTACTCTAACAGACGAAAGAGTAAGGATTATGGGTATCGATACACCAGAGTCTAGAACTAGAGATAAAGTAGAAAAAGTTTTTGGTAAGGCAGCTAAACAAGCTTTACTAGATATGTTAGGTGAAACATCAATTTTGAAAACACAAATTAATAGAGACGGTGAAGACATGAAAGGTAAGTTCGGAAGAATACTTGGTGACTTTATTGTTGATAGACATGGTGAAAGTATAAGTGTTGTTGACGCCTTAATTGAAGACGGACATGCTGTAGATTATTATGGTGGTTCTAAAGAAGATATACAATCAGCCCATATGGTTAATCGTAAAAAATTAATTGATGAAGGTGTTGTTGAAATGTCTTATGAAGAAGCCGGGTTGACAAATGAGCAATCGGTAGTATAATAGATAGTATGACTGAAATTTCTTATATTTTTCTTTGTCTACATCTAGTAAGTTGGGTGTTTCTAATTATTTTGTTAGTAGAATTAAACGCTTTCAAAAAAGAAGTTAGACAGCATATAGATTATGATAATAGTCTAAAAGCATTGAGAAGGAAAAACAGAAACAATAGATAATGGAGATATTATGAGTTATTTGAAAAACTTAGTAAAAACGACCGGTAATGAGTTCGCGTCAATAGTAGAAGAAGGTGTTCAAGCCGCTGATGTCAGTGGTTATATTGATACAGGTTCTTATATTTTTAACGCACTCTTATCTGGTTCAATATATGATGGATTACCTAGTAATAAGATTACAGCATTAGCTGGTGAATCTGCTACAGGTAAAACATTCTTCGCACTTGGAATGTGTAAAAAATTCTTAGATGATAATCCCGATTCAGCGGTTATCTACTTTGAATCAGAAAGTGCAATCACAAAAGACATGATCGAGGAAAGAGGAATTGATTCTTCTAGAATCGTAATTGTCCCTGTTACAACAATTCAAGAGTTTAGAACTCAATCTATTAAGATACTTGACCAGTATATGAAAGATAAGACAGAAATGAAAATGTGTTTTGTCCTTGATTCATTGGGTATGTTATCAACTACAAAAGAGATTGAAGATACAGCATCAGGTTCTGAAACAAAAGATATGACGAGAGCACAGTTAGTTAAAGGTGCATTCAGAGTGTTGACTCTTAAATTGGGTAAAGCAGGAGTTCCATTAA